AGCCATTTATACAAACCTTATAGTATTAAAATTCATTTACTAGTTATTTATAATTACTCTTCTTCCTGTTCTTCAGCATCAACTTCTGTTTCTACCTCAGTTTCTGCTTCCAATTCTGCATCAACTTCCGTTTGAGTAGGTCCATTATCAGAATTAAAAACACCAGATGCCACAGCGGGACGATATTCATCCACTCTTTGAGATGATTTTGCGTATAAAAGATCTTTTATCTTATCGCTGACTTGTGAAGCCGAATCATCCGCAGCAATCATATCCATAAGTTCATCCATAGTATTAGTGTCAAATGAGTAACTATAATCTATTTAGACACTATTTATTGTGACTGAAAATTATACTCAAGTATAATCTTATATAATGCTTCTTTCATAGCAACCATTTTCTCCTTTTCACCTCTAACATCCATTATATTTTTTGGATACATTTTCTCAACATAATATGAAACAGCGGTATGTAATAAACGAATGTGTCTTACATCCCAATCTACTTTTAAATATGGTCTCCCAGCCTCATCTCTTTGGGGCTGATCCTTATCCATTATATTTCTCCGCCTTTTGGTTTAACTATATTTGCATCCATAGTTGTAGCTTTACTATCTACATCCATTGATCTAAGTGCAGCATCTGGTTCACCACCAGCACCATTATCACCAAGTTCTCCTTCAATTGGCATTGGTCTCATTCCACCACTACCTTCTGGATCTAACATCATCTCTGCTGGATCAGGAATAATTCCATCCTTTATTTCTTTTTCAATCTTTTCATCTTCTTCAATAATTTCTTCATCAGTTTGACGTAGAACTTTACGTCTAACCCAATCTTGAGAATAATACTTTCCAATATATGGTTCTGTAGTAGCAAGTAATGCTAACCTTTCATTCTGCAATTCTGTTTCTTTTAATTCAGTGAAGTGATTATCATATAAGAAATCAAACTGAATATGTTCACTCATTATCTCCCAATCTTCAGGAGTAATTACATTCGTTAGAAGTAATTGAGTTTTTAACATATCAGAGAACATATTTGAGAATCTTTTTCTCAAACGTCCAACAAACTTACTAAATTTAACTTCGTCTCTTAATATCTCAGAGGATCTTCCCAGATTGAATCCTCCTTCTCCGTCCATTCTTGATGTGGGTACGTTGAGCGACCTATATAATTTCTTTTTGAAGTACTCAATATCCGTGATTTCACCAAGGTTTTGACCTCCAGGTAAAGTAGAAATTTCAGTTCCACGACCTCCTTCCCTTCTAGGGAGCCAGAAATCTTCAAGCATTGCCATGTATTTTTTGTCATCTCGGACTTCTCCTGTGTCAGCATTGTAGACAAGTTTGTTCCGATATCGCATCATCACATCACGGAGATATTGCTCTGCCTTCATCTTCGGCAAATTTCCTACATCAATGTAGAAAATCCTGCGCTCTGGAGCACGGGATAGTCTATATATAACCAAACTATCCTCAATCATTCTTAATTGATTGAGAGATTTGATTGCTTTATGTAGATATGACAGACCAATTCCTTTATTTCTATCAACTAAACCTGATGTGCAGTATGTTATTGCATCCTTTGCAATTTTAATTCCATTATTTCCACTGTTTGGAGATGCATTACCAACAGGATATGTTTGTTTTGGTGTATATATGAAATACTCCTCTATCTGAGGAAACTCATATTCCATTGGGTTTTGAGTAATAACATTATTAGAAACCCTAAATTTATCATCTTTATTCTTCTTCTGTTGTCTCACATAACGCATTTTCATTGCGTCAATATATCTTAACTCTTGAATACCTGCTTCAGGATTCTTTAAATCTATTATTTTATGATAATATAATCTACCATCTACATACCAATTTCTATAGATCTCGTGTGCTTTTTTATCAAAATCTAATAAATCTTTTACAAATTTAAATGCTTCTCTAACCTTAGTCTTAATGCCATCACTTGCATTAAGATTATCTAAATTAATTTCTACTGGACTATCATTTGTATCTGATACTAATGCTTCACTTATAATATCTTCTATTGCACTATCTGCTTCAGGATGAAGCGCCATTTCACGATATCTTTTAATTAAATCAAATTCTGTCTTATAAATTCCTTCAATATCAACATAAGAGCCAAAAAAACCACTACTTAAAAAGTAGTCACTCCCATCCTCGTTATTTGGAGGAACGGGAGAGACCGCCGTTTTAGGTAGTGATTGTTCATCAGTGTCCTCTATCGAGAACCCAAAGAGTTTTGACATGATTACGAAACTTTTTTACTATTTATCAACCCTTAATATAGTTAATTAGGGTTGCCAGCACCAGTCAATCTAAGTGACTGAACTTGGAATTCAACAGTGAACTCCTCTATAGTATCCCCTGTATCGTAAGATAAGTCAATAGCTGACACATTTGTTGGAAATATATTAATAAATTCGTATTCTTTTAATACTACATTTTCAGTTCCACTATTGTTTTGACTACTTTTTTCTGATCCTCTACCAAGTTGGTATACTTTAGCATTGACCATATAAGCAGATGGGTCAGTTGTTCCCATATTATCATCTAGATTAGCAATTTGCTGTGTCCAATTTTCAAAGGCATTTCTAAATCTGAAGTCTTCATCATTGATAACTGTGATAGTCCACGTATCAATTGTTCTGTCTCCAGCAACTTTAAAAATACGACCTCTGAATGGGATATCAATGTTTGCAATATTCTGAGCAGGTAATGCTGCAGCTTTGCACATAAACTGAAATATATCCGCATCCCAATCTGATACTACGTTAGGTGGTAACGTAGTAAGTTCAACTTCAAATAAATTCGGTCTAGCACCGCCACCTATCAGTTTCGACTTAAATTGCGAAATGTTTTTGTTTGCTCTGGATGTTGCCATTGATTAATTTCCTCCTGTGATATTTAGAGCTAGAACTTAAACTCTACCTGCGACTTCTTCAAAGCTGATACCAGTTCTGGTAGCAACAAAAGTCAAGGTAACGTAATTGATAGACTTTGCAGGCTTCAGGAAGATGTCTGCTCGGAACTCATTATTATCAATAACATCAGGAGTGTTATTTGTTGTGTCACAAATAACGAGGAATCCGTAAAGTCCTCTCTTAGCCTGAACATCACGTAGGTAAGGTTCAACAATGTTACGGAAGTTTGCCCTTGTTAACTCATCGTTGAGTTCAAAGAGTTGAGCCTGTGCTGCTTTTTCAAGTGCTTGCTCAATAGTAAGGAATAAACGACGAACGTTGATGCGATCAAATGCTGATGCATATCCAAGTGCAGTCTTATCACCAAAGAGAAGTGTTCCAATACCAGGTGTGGTAATGAAAGAGTTAATTCTCTGAGGATAAAGTCTGTCTCTTTGTGTCTTACTTGGGTTATATGCAAGTTTAACTGCATTGTTTATAACACCTCTTTGCTGTCCAGCAGGTGAGAACCAAGGATATGAAGTAAGATTTGTGCGACACATTAGACCAGCAACGTCACCATTACATGGAATGTAACGGAATTCATTGTTAAATCTGTCGAACATATACTTATAACCACTATCAAATACACCATAAGATGATGATTGAAGTGGACTAAAGAAGTTAAGAACGTTCTCAGTCTGAGTCTCAGTGTTAGTGATGTTTACAACGTTTGCCCTATGTGGACTAATTGTTGCCATACAGTCTTTTCTATCTCCAGCAATTGAAAGCAATTGATTTGCTTTTGCTTGAGAATCAGATTCTGTATCACATCCTGGACCCATGATGAGGTAATCAACTTGAGTCTCATCTTTATTTGAGAATAATCTATATGAAGTCATTAGGTCTGCTAATGTAGCCTTCATTCCACCTTTTACTTCTCCAGATGGAATTGAACCATAATCTTGTCCATATAGTAGTTTGTAACTTACGTTACCTAGTGCAGAGTAAGTGACACCCTGTGCATCTAGACCCCATAAACCATCTCCAGTTGTAACAGGAGTAAAGGCTGTTGAGAATCCAGTTGCTAAAGGAGCAGTTCCGAAGTAAGAATCAGCACCCTCAGATGGGTTCTTACCTGCGTATAGATTATCAGAGTAAGTTGCAAGATAATCTTTATAGTATGATTTCTGTGGTGGATTGACTGCAGAAACAGCATCTTTTGCCTTAGAAAGATTGAGATGCTTCTCTATAATGTTTCCTTTGATTCCAGTAAGTCTACCTTCATCATCAACTAAAACAATGTGCATTCCATCATTCTTACCACTTCTTTCAGTAACAAAATTACTACTGATTGGTTTAGGTGCTAATGTCTTCCAGTAAACAGTGGCATTTTGAATACCTAATGTTTGCTCATCATACCAATCCTTGGCAGAATTGATAACAGGATTAGCAGTGTGACCAGTCTTAATACCTGAATTGTTAATAAATTGACATGCGGATGTCTTACTAAATGCAGTTATGCTATTACCTTCAGCATATTCGATTGGATAGTAAGATGTAACACCTGCAATTTCAGAAACTCTTGATGTAATCTTAACATCAATTGTTGACATTGTGTTACCAGTTCCTGTTGCAGTAGAAACACCAGTAATGATTCCCTTAAGATATCCAGTGAATCCACCAGTTGTTCCAATACCTGGAATAATTGCTCCGTCTATATTGGCAGTAACACCAAATCCAACACGAGCACCAGCAAGAAATAGGTTACCAGTTGCAACACCAATTACTTGGTCTGCAGCATCGTCAATCTGACAAACTTGAAGACCGTTGCCCCATGTGCCAGGATTTTTTGCGGAATAAGTAAATGTTGCATCACTTTGATGATTGTTTAGATAATCATCATAGTTGTAAATTTTAAGTGTTGTTGTTGATGCAATACCAACACCTGCGTTAGCATTGTTTAGGTTATCACCTGCAGTTCTAACAACTTTAAGAACACCACCATATGAAAGGAAAGAAGATGCAGTCATCCAGTATTGATACTGTGCATCTGTTCCTATGGGTGAACCAAAGGTGTTAACTAGTTGTTCTTCAGTGCTAATTTCGATCACGTCATCGACGGGACCGATTTCAAACGGTCCTGCAATAGCACCGATATTATCTAATACATTCTCTGCTCTTCCTACGGTTAAGTCAACCTCCCTTACCAGTACTCCAGGAGATAATTGAGGAGTTGCCATGTTTTTCTCCGATGTCTCAGTTTATCTGAAAATATTTATTCAAAAGGTTATTTTCAGCGGGGAAACATGGATCCCTCC